ATGATACGCATATACAAAGAGAAACTTTCTCCATACACCCCCTCAAAAATTACGGCGCATAAAACAATAAAGACCCTTCCGACCAGAAAGGGTCTGCTGGCTGGCGGGAATTGCGATGCCGTAAACAATGAATACGGCGGAAATAGTGGCAGCAAAATGATAACAGTTTGATAACTCTGCGCCGCACCCCTGGCTATTTCTGTTTTCTGTGGTATTGTGTGTCGTTGCAAAGGAGGCGGCACACATGAGAGACACACTGGAAGATCTATACTTCGGGAAAATTACCCCCAACGAACAAGACATCACCCCAGGCTCCGTCCTGGCAAACGCTATGGACCAGGCAGAACAGTGCGAGGAAAAGCTCGCCGACCGACTGGAGGGAGAGGAGAAAACCCTGCTCCTGCGGCTCCTCAACGCGGAGAACGAAATCAGCAGCACAATGGCCCTGGAAAATTTTGTCCTGGGATTTCGCCTGGGGATGCGGATGACAATCGAAGCCCTGGACGAGGACGACGGAAACCTGACTATGACACAAGAGAGGGAGGTGCCTACCATGGCAAAGAAACGGGCCAACGGCGAGGGTAACATCCGTAAGCGAAAAGATGGTCGGTGGGAGGGCCGGTACACCGCCGGGTACGACTCCAAAACTGGCAAACGGCTCATCAAAAATGTGCTGGGCAAGACCCAGGCAGAGGTCAAGGAAAAACTCAAAAAAGCTCTCGAAGAAACCAACGGTTTAGATGTCAGCAGGGCGGCAGATGAGTATACCGTGGCCACCTGGCTGCACACCTGGTATGAACTCTACGCCAAGCCCAATGTTCGCACCGCCACAGCTAACCGATATGAGTTAATTATCGAGACCTATACAATCCCCCGCATCGGAAACATCAAGCTAAAGAAACTAACCACTCGGCACCTGCAAAAGCTCTACAAAGAGTTATTGGAGAGCGGCAGAATACATGTCGGAAAGAACCAGGACAAGGGACTGAGCTCCACCACCGTCCACAGTGTCCACCTGATGCTCCACTGTGCCCTGGACCGTGCGGTGAAGGAACGGCTCATCCCCCGCAATCCCTGCGAGGACTGCGTCGTACCCAAGCCCCGGAAGCTGGAGATGAAAATCCTTCCCCCAGAGCATATGAAGGCCTATTTGGACGCGGCGGAGGCCAGAGGACTGCTCCCCATGTTCTACCTGGAGCTGGTCTGCGGTCTGCGGAAGGGAGAACTGGTAGCTCTGCGATGGGATGACCTTGATATTCATCAGAGGACAATCTTCGTGAGCAAACAGTACGTCCGCAACCCGGACGGCTCCCTGGAACTGACCCGGCCTAAGACGGAGAACTCCGTGCGGCTGGTGTCCATCCCGCAGACCACGGTGGACTTACTGATCCAGGAGCACTCCAAGCACCCGGACAGCCCCTACATGTTCCCCTCACCCCTCACCGGAGAGATGTACCACCCGGACTCGGTGGTGAATCTCCACAAGAAGATTCTCAAGGACGCCGGGCTGGAGCACCTCAGATTTCATGATCTCCGTCACACCTTCGCTACCACGGCCCTGCAGAACGGTGTGGATGTGAAAACAGTATCCTCCATGCTGGGCCACTTCGACGCCGGGTTCACCCTGCGGACCTACACCCACGCCACCAGGCAGAAACAGGACGAGGCAGCCGCCGCTATGGGCAGTTTTATGGAACAGGTTCGATAAAAACAGAAAAAATGCGCCGGACAGTAAGCTCTTCTTCCTGTCCGGCACTCTTGTGTCCATTGGTTCCGTTGTTTCATTTCTGCGTGTGGGTCACGGTGTGGGTCAAACCTCTGACCCACATTTTGACCCGCACCGTTTCATTGCTTTTTGCAACAAAAAATCCCCGAAAACCGAAGTTTTCGGGGATTTTTGGAGCTGCTACCCAGATTTGAACTGGGGACCTCATCCTTACCAATTGGTTTCGGCCTATTTTGTTCCTTTCACTGCTTTCCTGTAACCTTTGAGCCGCAATGGATACGGGTTTTTTATTTTTGTAGTGCTTCGTAAATTTTGCTTGTTTTAGCGTCCGTGGACGCTAAATGGGCGCTAAAATTTGCGTTGCAAATTTGTCTCGTACATAAAGCAAATAGACCATAATGCCAGAATTCTCCCAGGCTTCTTTAAGCCCTGTGTTGTCTACCACAGAAAAAATGTGGCGTCATAGCCATAATGGTTTCATGGCTTCGTTTTGTCTATTTGGTCGCAGGATATTTATATGTACACCGACACACAACTTTGTTTCTACTTCTTCCATAAATAGAAAGGAAGAAGGCTTTCTCGCTTCTGGCTAACGAGAAAACCTTCTTCACTTTAAATTCTTACTTCTTATTTTTAGAATCGATCCATATACGGAAGGCGCGCTTACCATAATCTTTGGCATAGATGCGCTCGCCATCCCGAGTGGTTGTCCAAGTTCGGAAAATCCACATAGGAATCCCTCCTTCGTCAAGATATTTATATAAAAACATCTTGCGCAGGCGAGAAAATTGTGCTACTATGAACTCGCTACAGTATCATAAGTAGGCCAGACACTATTGACTCCTCCTGAGCAGAGGATGGAATTTTGTCTTGGTCGGCGGTCAGGCTTTCGGGCTTGACCGTTTTTTCTTTAATAGGTGTTTATTTTGTTTCCGCAATTTGATTCGTTCCAGCACCCGCAATTGCCGCTTTGCAATTTCGTAAGATACTCCACAGCGCCTACCAATTTCTCTCTCACTCATCCCATCAATGAGATGTATCGGCGCCAATAACTCCGCGGCAAAAACATTAGCCTGCCGCTCAGGGTCAAAATCAGGCGGAACTTTTTTGCAAGCATCTAATTTAGCATATCGGACACTCTTTTCGTCATGAAAATAATAGTGTCCAAGCTCATGTGCTAAGGTTGCACGCGCCCACCAGTACCCCGAAACTGCCGCCTCATATACAGAGTTCTTAATTCGAATCACATTAAAACTTGGTACATATTCTGCTTGAACCCCAAGTAACTCGAAATCCTCAAGAACCTCAATATGAAAAGAAGTATCAATTTCAGGAAGTACATTTTCCAAAAACTCTACAATTGGAAAGTACGGCGTGTCTTTTAAGCCTAATTTTAATCGCAACAAATACGCATCTCTGCGAATACTATTACGATCCCGTGGAGAAGCTAATCTCACTAGAGACTTATCACCGTGCACGCTGCTTATTCCCCCTTTTTTCCCCCTTCGCCTTCATGGAGGACATAATTCTCTTTAAATCCTCATCATCTAATCCATCAAGAGCTCTTGCAAAAGACAACACGGCATTTCTCTTTTGCTCAGACGCATTCTCCAAAGATATAGTAACATCAAAAACAGAATTGTCCGCGGCATTCTGAAGATCAGCCTGAGCATCAGAATCAAGCGAATAAATCGATGCGATTTTGCTTACCCAATCTTGCGGCATTCGCCTTTTCCCATTTTCCACCGCAGACAAATATGCAGAAGATACCCCCAGCTTGTTAGCCATATCCTTTAATAGTTGCTGCCTATCTATGCGAATTTTACGAAGCGCCTTACCAAATTCAGTCAACATGGGGAGCCACTCCTTTCTACAGTACGCATGATACCACATTTTCTCTTGCTTGTCAACAGGTTTTGTAAATTTAATTCACAAAAAACAACTCCCGTCTTAACAACAGGAGTTGTTTTTTCTTTTACTCCGCTCTGGACGCCATTACGGCCGCCCGGGCCATAACCATTCCTTCCTCACGGGTCATCAGAGCCCGGGGTCGGGAGCCGTCCGCAGAGATCCCCAGGGCTACCGCGTCAGCCACCAGATCCGGCATAGTTGCGTCCTGAGTGGCCAACTCTTCCCGGTAGCGATCCATGTATTCCTTCCACTGCTCGTAGTTCACAGTATCCAGCTCCTCCCGAACGATCTGCCGCACTCTGTCCTCCGTCAACTCCAATCCCTCCTGTTTCTCCGGCAGCCGGAGGATGGAGCAGATCACCCGATCCTCCGCCGTGCTCTGCTCTTTTCCGTTCTGGCGGCAGATAAAGCTGCCGCCGCCGTCCAGTTTGACCACATCCCGGTATCCCGCAAAGGCCCGGGCCGCCTCCCCGGATGTCACCAGGTTGTCAGACTGGCTCTCCCAGGCAAACACATGGGCTCGTCCATCGGCCACCGCAAGAACCGTGTGCCAGGTAGCCCGCAGCGGAGAGGTATCCCAGCCCTGCGCTTTAATGTCGGCCACCGTACAGGCTCGACCGTCCCGGATCAGAGGGATCCCGGAAACTGCGTGCCCCACATCGTCTGGCAGACTCACAAGCTCCGCCACCCGGACCTGACTGCCCTGGGTGTAGACCGTGGTCACCGGACGGCCATGGGTCGGGTTAGCGTAGGCCCATCGGCTGGAATCAAAGATCCAACGGTCCCCCACAAAACGGCCGCGCTCCTCTGCATAGTGCCGCATCCAGCGACCTGTGGCGGTATAGATCCCCGCCAGATGCCCGGCAGGCAGTGCAAACCGCTCTCCTGCCTCAGAGTACGACCCGAAATAGCCGGCGTTGATGTAGTCTCCCGCAATGGAACGCTTGGCCGCGGCTACCACCTCCACCCGGAACTCCTCTGCGGACAGCGTGGCCACAGGCTCAAGCCGCCGCCTGGCCTGGAGGTCATACACCTCCACCAGGGCCGCCGCCAGTCCTGCCGCCGCCTGGTCGGCAAACTGCTCCGTCAGGATGATGGGCGTGTCGTGGGTGCTGTCCATAAATCCCAGCTCGATCAGCGTTGCGGGCATGGTGGTGTAGTTGAGCACATACAGGCTCTGCTCCGCCAGCGGCTGCGCCCGGTTGCCCCGCAGGCCGGTGGCCGCCACAGTATAGCGGTACACCGCGTCCCGCACCACCTCGCTCTGTTTCTGGTGCTTGGGGGCCACATAGGCCACGATGCCGCCGCCGGAGCCGCCGTTGATCCCGGCGTTGTGGTGGATGGACAGATACACGTCCGCCTTTGCCCGGTTGGCCGCCGCCACCCGCTGGGACAGGGTCACATCCCGCTTGCCGGTCACGTCGTCCACCCGCATGGTCTGGCAGTCATACCCCGCCAGGATGGCCTCCAGCTTGTCCGCCACCCGGCTGTTCAGGGTCCACTCCCGGGTCTCCCCGGGGTCGATGCTCTTCAAGCACCGCTTCCCCGGGGTCCCGATGTAGTGACCCGCATCAATGCAGATCAGCATGGGATCAGCCCTCCTGACCGGCCTCCTGCTGGGCGCGCTCCTCGTCCTCCCGGACCCCCGCCTCCACGGCGGCCGCAAAGGCTTCCCGGTCGTGTCCCGCGAAGGCGTCCACCAGAGCCTCGTAGTGGTTGCCCACAAACTCGTTGATGCCCTGCTCCGTCATGCCCTCAGGGATGGGGTGAGCCTCCTTGTGGTGGGCCAGGGCAATGGTCAGGTCGGGGAGATCCAGCTCCTCACAGGTGGCAAAAATGTCATAGATGTAATTGGCGTTCATAGTTTTTCTCCTCTCAATGTAATTTTGTGTGTTACTTACTCAGCTGCTTGGCTGCCTGGTTGACGCCGGTGGCGGCCAGTCCGCTCACGATGCCCACCGCCAGGGCGGTCACCGGGTCCGTGGCCGGGAAATCCGGCACCGCCAGAGCCATGCAGGCAATACCCAGCAGTCCGCCGGACACGCCGCAGGCGATGGGGATCCACTTGTTGTCCACCCCGGACGCCTTAACCACCTGGCCGATCAGATAGCAGATCACCGTGATGGCCGCCACGCTCGCAATCCCAAAGTCCATAGTCTCACCCCCCTTCATAGTCACAGGAAATCGTGCTTTTGTAGCCGATCATCGTACACCCTGCCGATATTTGCGATGGCATGGGTGGCCCGGCTGTTGGGATAATTCGGGTTCCCCTTGCAAAATTTTTCGTAGCCATCGATCTCGGCCAGGATCTCAATGAACTCCTCTCTGGTATGCGGGATGTTCCGAATCAATTCGTTATTGAACTGCAAGATCCTGGCCCGGTGCATATCTGCCGCCCGCTCATCATCGGTCTTGATGTGGTCGTCCAGCTTGATCCGGGTCCGCTCCAGCTCGGCCAGCACCTCCGCATTGATGGCTCGCCCGATGGCCTTGGCAATGGCGGACCAGGGGTTGACCCTGACGGGGGCGATCTGGATGACCGTCAGCGCCAGGACCAACAGCCCGCCCCCGCCTGTCAATAGCTCCTGGATGCTCAATATCTCTTCCTCCTGTGTACTGCATGGCGCTCAGCGCAATTACCTCACATAATAATACCCGTCTGAGTGCCGCCCATTGGCTGGATATGCATTTGGGTCGCTGGAGTATACCTCCCCAACGTAATCTCCAGCCTTATATTCAGGTGCGAAATTTATCCGATAGATTGCGTATCTATAATACGGACTCGAACTTCCATTGCGGTCGATGACAAGCATATATACCTGGCCATTACCACTAATACTGCCATGCACAGAGTCTTGACTGTCCTCACCACTTGCAAAATCATCAAAGCTTTTCGGTTGGATTGTAAATTTTGATAAGACGATGGCTTGATACGCATTTCCTCGGCTACCTTGGGGTTTGACATAACTACTTGTTACCCATTGGTGGGAATCTTCATTATCATGGTTAAACTTCAATGTTTTGGAGCTATCCCCAGTTTCCATATACACAAGGCTTAATGATTTGTCATAGTCGCCAGGCGTAATATACTCACGACCGATTCCAGCCGCTGAACTTACATAGACGTTCGGGGTAGATGTAAGGTTAGTTAATCCCCTGACTTGGGACTTACCGCTAACCTTCTCATGTTCAGCTACAGTTTTATATTTTCTCCACATATAGACCGGGCTGTCTACCAGATAGTTTTCTGGCAATGTGAAGGCAGGGCGGGAACCATTTGTGGTATCGTGATCGTAGGTGGATGGTTCACCATTAAAATTCATTGTCCAAACATAGGCCGTTCCTTTTGTTTGTGGAGAGCGGGTCCATTGTGTAACCGACTGTCCGTTCAGAAACGCTTTCTTAAGCGTATTGGAAATTGGAAGTTCAGAGCCATCCAGCGGGGAATAGCTGGGGTGTTCTCCAAGCTCCATCAGGGACAAAAGAAAAACGGACCGTGAAAGGGTTCCTGTGTTACCAGTACCGTTACCCGTCATAGCCTCAAACTTTGTGGTACCAATTAAGCTTTGAACATCAGCGTCCAACAAATTTTTATAGTCATTATTGAGCCAACTATCAATGGCACTCTTAGCATAGTTATTGGCGTAGGAGCCACTATACCGCTGGTCATTATAACAATCCTTACGCACCAACAGTGTCCGCCCGGCTCCGTTCAAGCCGCTCTCATAATTGTGCTTGGCTACATAGAAATCTACCAGTTTTCCACCCTCGTTGATTTTAACAAGGGTCCCTTCCGCACATTTTGACAGAGGAATCTTTTCCGCAAAAAACAACCGTGCCACACCGTTCACGCCGATATATCCCTTTTTGACCTTGCGGGCGCTCCCCCCTACACCGATATACATCTTCTTGACCTTCCGGTCGATATTTTCACTGCCCTCGTTAAATACATTAAGACCACCCTCAAACAGACAATCTTCGCACTGATACTTCTCCGGGTTATCGCTGATGCGCTTGATTGCAGTTGACCTGCAAGCACTTCTTGGGCATATCAGCTTGATTTCGGATACCCCCACAAAAAGCCCCTTCGCCACGCTCCATCACCTCACTCATAAACCAGATAGATCTCACCGGACGCCAGGGACGAGGATCCCGCCGTCAGATCCGCCGTCCCCGCCCGGATATTCCGCACCTGGGCCGTCCCCAGCGCCGCGGCCGCGCCGGCATTGGCCTGGACCTGACCGCCCAGCGTCCCCGCGCTGACGTCCGCCGCGCTGTGCTTGTGCGCCGCCGGCGGGAAGGTCTCCGGCTTCCCCGTGACCGTCCCCCAGGCGTGGGAGTGGCTCTTCGCGGCGTACAGCGGGTCAAAATACCCCTTCAGCGCCGCCTTGATCCGGCTCCACAGCACCCGCTTGGGGACGTTCTCCGCCGCGCTGTCCGTGATCACCACCCCGTCGTTGTCCACCGGCTGGTCCTTCAGCTCCGCCCCGGCCAGCGCCTTGGAGATGTCCATCTCCGGCAGCTGCTCCTCCGGAATCTGACCGCCATTGTCCAGCACCGCAATTTGAATGTTGACCCCTTCCGGTCCCCCAATAAACAGCTCTTTGGTATCTGTGGTCAGCCCGTATTCTCCCAGGGCTAGGACCGGCAATGTGGCCCTGGAACCCCGCTTCACTTGGATTGTAACCGCCATATGCGTATCACTCCTTATTAGAAAGTCCCTCCGTCTACAGTTTCGACGCTCATTGTGCCGTCAACGCCAATGGAGACGTTTCCGCCGCCCTTGACGTGCCCCAGCTGGGTGGCGGATGCGGTCTGTTTGGTGTGGCTGGACGGGGCCGCGCCCACGTCCGCCGCCGTGGTCCCGTGGGGGTTGCCTTTGGTGATCTGGCTGTGGTCATAGGCCGCCTTTCCACGGTCGCCTCGGTATGCCGTGCTCTCCGTCTCGCCCAGGGCCAGAGACGCGCTGATCTCCACGTACTGGCTGCCACTCCAGCGGTAGGTCAGGTTGGTGTCCTTGGCAATGTAGATCTTCCCGTCCTCGCCGGTCTCAGGGAAGGCTCTCTGGCTGTCATACTCCACCACGTCGTCCACATAGCTGGGAAGCTGTGCCGCAGGCACCTTGCCGCTGGAATCCAACTCCGCCACACCGTTGGCCTGGCCCTTCTGGCTGGCCGGGATGGCCTCCACATCATCGGCCGTCAGAGTGACAGCGGCGGACAGGGGCTTGCCGTTAATGGTGGTGCTCACGGGCACATAGGTCCCAGACAGGTCAGGCAACAGGGCGGCCAACAGCTTCCCGTCCGCCTGCACCACGGGCACGTTGCCCTGCTGTGTTCCGGTGTCTGCGGTGGACGCCGTGCCCAGGCCCGTCACCTTGGTGCTGGGGATATTGGGCAGATCGGACACCTCGATGGTCTGCCCGGCGGTCACCCGGCCCTTCTGGTCCACGGTCACCTTGGTGTAGGTGCCGGGCGTCAGGGCGGTGATGTTGGCAAGGGCCAGCACCAGCTCCACGTTCTGTGTTCCGTCAAACTGTACCGCAGGGGCGCTGGCATCGCCGGAGACAGAGAACGCACGTGGGGTGGACAGCTTTGCCGCCGTGTCGGCGGTGCCGCCCTTGGGATTGATGTGGACGTTCCCGGAGGTGGTGCCGATGTACACGTTACCGGTGTCCAGGGCCACCGCCAGCTCGCCTTGGGCCAGTACCAGGTTGGTGACTGCTTCCTGTAAGCCTCTCTTGATCTGAATAACTGCCATTCTGATTCTCTCCTTTTCTTTATTGTCCGGCGTTGCCGTCAATGACTAGATTCTGGTGGGCCAGAGGATTCGCCATGTGCTCCTCCAGGCTCTCGGAGGTGTCAACGGCTTCCACGTTGTTCCCATCTACCAGCAGATTGGCGTGGGCGGTGGCCGTGGCGTTGTGCTCCTCCACCGGGTCCGTGTCCCACACGCCGCAGTCGATGTCCTGGACCAGCTTTCCGTTTTCGTCCAGGGTGGCGACTCCCTCCGGCTGGCCCTTCTCCGCCTGAGGGATAAACACCAGGGCGGTGTCCACCTTTCCGGTCACCTGGACCTGCCCAGAGAAGATCAGCTCCGTACCGAACACAAATTCTCGCAGATTCTCGCGCCCGGCCTGGATGGCCTCTCCGGCCCCGAAGGCGTTGCCGTAACACATCAGGACCTCACCCTCCTCCGGGTCGCTGGCCCACAGGCCCAGCTCCTCCCACGCAAAGGCGTCCATCCCCGTGTTGACGAACTGGCCCAAAACAGAGGCGGTGTTTCCCCGGCTCTCCACGCCGGACAGACTGAGATACTTCAGCGGCTCCACCAGCGCCGTCCGGTCCAGACTGCTGCCAGGGGGCAGGGCGCCCGTCCCGATCTGCCACCGGGTCACCTGGGCGGTCTGCCCCTCCGGCACCTTGGCCAACAGCGCCGCCCCGGCGCTGGTCAGCTTCATTTCCGGTATCATCTGCACTCCACCTTCCAAATCGTTCTTTATCCCCATATCAATGGGTATGATTGCACTTCTAGAAATTTATGTTGACATTGTGCGCACATTGTGATACAATATATCACACAAGGAGGCGATTATCATGGCAAACATCAACATCCGCATCGATGACGCTCTCAAGCAGCAGGCCGACGCCGTGCTCGCAGAGCTGGGCATGAACATGACCACAGCCACCACCGTTTTCCTCAAACAGCTGGTCCGGCACAACGGGATCCCCTTCGAGATCAAGGCCGACCCCTTCTTCTCCAAGGAGAACCAGTCCCGCCTGCTGGCCGCCGCCCGGCGCATGGACGAGGGCCGCGGCACGGCCCACGAGCTGGAGGACGCATGAAAAAGATATGGGATGATGAGGCCTGGGAGGATTACCTGTACTGGCAGACCCAGGACAAGAAGACCCTGCGGCGGATCAACCAGCTCATCCGGGACGCGGAGCGCGATCCCTTCCGCGGCCTTGGGAAGCCGGAGCCCTTGAAAGAGAACCTCCAGGGCTGGTGGTCCCGCCGGATCAATGAGACAGACCGCCTGGTCTACCGGGTCCGGGACGGCGCGCTGGAGATCATCCAGTGCCGCACCCACTACTCCGGGATGTAACATCAGCCCCCGCCCTGTGCGGGGGCTTTTCTCATACCCTGCCGCAATCCACCTTCCAAATGATCCGATCCCCCTGCCGGGGCAGAGCCCCCAGCCGGATCTGAGTCGTTGTCTCCTGCCGGTATTTGATGTCCCAGGCCAGATGGGCCGGCTTGAGCTCATTGATAATGGCCTCCAGGTCCTCCTTTTGGGCGATCTCCCCGATCGTGTCCAAATACCAGATGTGGAAACGGTAATGTGGATTGTCCTCCCGTATCTCCACCCTGCTCTCGGAAAACACCTCCGCAATGGCCTTGAGCTTGTCCAGCGTGGTGGTCCCGGCCCCCTTGACCTTGGACAGGACGCGGGCCCGCCGGCGCTCCTCCGGCTGAGTGGGATCCACAGGGATGCCGTAGGCCCGCTCCCATAGCTCCAGCCCCCAGCCGCCCGCGGTGGAGGGAAACAGCTGCCGGAGGGTCGCCTCCACATCCCGCTCCGCTTGGCGGGCAGGGATGCTCAGTGCCCTCTGGAGCTCGGCGTCCTGGGGGCTCTGCTGGTAATGCCGGGGCAGCTGCTGGATCAGCTCCGTCATGTGACCTGCACCTCCTTCAGCACTGGGACGCTGTCCGCCGGGACCGTGACGTCTTCAGTCCCGCCGTTGACCGTCAGACTGGTGAAGTTCTCCACCCCTTCGATGGACAGCAGCAGGGCCAGCACCCGGTTGTAGAGCAGCGTGTATGGCTGGTCCTCCTCCGGCCCGTAGCAGATGGTCTGGTACTTGGTCTGGATCAGCTGGCGGAGGTATCCGCCCAGGCGGCTCTCCAGCTCCGTCCGGACCGCCCCGGCGGAGGTCCCGGAGAGGACCACCGCGGCAGAGACGCGGATCTCCGTCTCCTTGGCCGCGGAGACAGTGACGTCCGCGCCGGGCGGGCGTTTGGACCGGATGTTGGTCTCCACGGCCTCCACGATCTCCGGGGAGGCCCCCTCAAAGCCGCTGTCCACCAGAGTGAGGCCCACGGTGCCGGGGCCGTCCCACAGCTCCACCACCTTGACCTCGCCCACCCCGTCCACCTCCATGGCCCACCGGCGGTAGTCCCAGCCGTTTCCGCTGGTGGCGGGCCGCTTGCGGGCCTCGTCCACCCGCTGGAACAGGGCGGCGTCGCTCTCCCGGTCGGTGCCGCCCTCCCCCTGGCCGTTGACATACCCCTCCAGGCCGGGGATGTTGACATACATCCGGGACAGGGTTTTTGGGGCAATGTTATAGGCGCTGCCCACCTCCGCCGCCTCCAGTCCGCCCACGGCGGAGCCGCCTGAGCCGATGACCACGGACTCCAGCAGCAGGAATTGCAGTCCCGTCCCGGTGAGAAAGACGGTCCCGGCTGGGATCGCCGTTCCGGCCTTGCCGGTTAGGGTGACGGTACACCGGGCGCGGGTCCCCGCCCGGCGGGTCAGGTCGTGGTAATCCCGGGCCACCAAGTCAATGAATTTCCCCGATGACTCGTCAATGAACAGCATAGAGGTGACCGCTGGAAGCGCTTTGTAGAGATTGCTCACCAGCTGGCACAGGGGGCCCGCCACAGCGTCCGCATAGCTTCCCGCCAGGGTGGAGACCCCCGTCTCCGGCGCAATGGCCGCCAGTGCCTCCTTCTTCAGGTTTTCGGTCGTACGATCCTCAAACATACAGTGCAGTCCTCCCATATACGGTGGAGAGCGCCACCGTCAGATGCAGGGTGCTCCCCTCAAAGCGGGCGTCTGAAATCTGTGCAGCTCGGATGTAGGGGTTGACCTCCAGAGCCTCCCGGACGTACCGGGCCGCCTCGCTCAGCTTGGTGTCCGCCCGGTATGGCTGTCCCACCAGGGCCTCCAGCTCACAGCCGTAGGACCAGGAGAAGTGTAAGTACCGATACCGGGCGGTGGCGATGGCCCGCCAGGCCCAGCCCTTCACGGCCTCAAGCCCGGTGACCATCACCGGATCCCCGCCCTCCCAGACAGGACGGCCCGCCTCATAGTCCATCAAAATGTCCCGGTACAGGGGCAGCCGCCCAGCCTGCCGGTCCGTTGGGGCAGAAAACATGGGCCACAGGGACGTCATAGCCTCACCGCCTTTGCCAGCAGATAATAGTCCTGTCCGTCCAGGGTCAGCAGCACCACCCGGTCCCCGGCCTTCAGGGCGAACTCACCCCGGGTCAGCTGGTCTGCAGATACCGGCGTGAGGGTCCCGCCGTCCGGACAGGTGCCCGGCAGAGCGCCCACCAGCTTGGGGCTGTATCCCTCCAGCAGGTCCTCATTGATCCACAGGTCCTCCGCCGTCAGCTCCATCCCCCCGCAGGAGATCTTCAGGCCCTCCTGACTGCCCACCAGAACCGTCCCGATGCAGAACGGTCCAATGGGCCGCTCCCGCCTGCCGGAGACGGAGATCGCCGTCAGGATCTTCCCCGCGCTCTCCTCCAAGGTGTTCATGGCGTTGTCCTCCTCTCACAGCTCCGAGCCCGCGCTGGCCTCGTTCATCAAATTGCGGAAATTCAGCTTGAATTTCCCCAGGTGCAGGCCGTTTTTCCAGGTGTGGGTGTCCCCGTCCACCCAGAACAGCCCGCTCACTCCGCTCCCGGTGTCCCGCAGCAGGACGGCGGCTCCGGTGATCAGCTCCATGGGCGGGTCCAGCACCTCCACCGTCAGGTTCTGCTGGAGCCCGTGGTCCTCCAGCCAGGCCCGGGCCTCCGCCCCGGCGTCCTCGCCGGAGCGCTGGATCACCGTATGCTCCAGCCGCCCGTTCAGGGCCTGAGAGGCCCCGTCCTCCACCCGGCGCACCATCTGGCCGCCGTCGGTGTAGATGGCCACGCTGTTGCACAGCCGCTCGATACTCCAGCTGTTGGCCACCCCCATGGTCCGGACGATCTCCAGGCTGGCCGCGCCCGGCTTCTCCACAACTTCCAGGCGGCCGTCCCCGGTGATCCGGGGCAGATAGCGTTTTCCCGTCTGCTCCCCCGCCAGGGTGTACAGGGTGGTCACGATCTTGTCCAGGGCCACCCCCGGGAACTTCCGCCGCACGGAGATCCCCGTGGGGGCCAGCGTCCCCGTCAAGATACCGAAGTCCCGGCACATCGCGGCCACGGCTGCCTCCGGCGTCACATTGTCAAAGCGGTAAAAGCCCTCGTTCCCCGCCAGGAAGCGGCCGCCGTCCAGGGCGGACAGATCGGCTACTACGGTCTGGGAGCTGGTGGAGCACTGGGTCAGCTGTCCGGTAAACCGGACCTTCCCCGCCTGCTCCAGGATCAGGGCCACCCCCTCCGCCAGGTTGGGCGCTTCCACGCTGCCGTCCCGGGGGACGGCCAGACCGGCGGACAGCGTCCGGGCGATCTGCTTGGCGTCTCCGCTCCAGGTCACGGACTGCGCCAGCCCCGTCACGTCCCGAAAGCCGCTCCCGCCCGGCTCCACCAGCTTCAGGTGATATGCGTACTCCATCCCGCCACCTCATTTCAGCGTCCAGGACTGGGCGACCGGGTCCCAGACCGATGCCGTGGCGTCCGCCAGCGCGACGCTGGCGCTGTCCGGGCCGGCGGTGGGAAGATCATCCGCCGCCGGGATGGTGAGCACCTGCCCCGGATAGATGAGGTTGGGGTTTTTGATAGCCGGGTTGGCCGCCGCCAGGCGCTTGTATTGGCTTCCGCTGCCATAGTACCGCTCCGCGATGGACCACAGGCAGTCCCCGGCCTGCACCTTGTAGGTCTTGGCGGACGCCGCCCCGGTCTGGCTGTCCCGTGCGGTCTGGGCGCTCCCGCCGGACACAGAGAGGACGGGGACCTCCGGCTTTTTCCACTGCCGCATGACGATGGTGAGGTACAGGTCGTTGGTGCCGTCCTGCTCCCCCTGTGTGATCTCCTCGATCATCACCGAGGCGTTGACGCTGGTGCCGGAGACGATCCACCGCAGCTTTGCCCCCCGGTCGCTCCATACCTCCAGATCATACAGATATTCGTACGGAGCCGCCCGGGCCCCCGGCACACAGAAGGGGTATATCTGGGCGGGGAGGATCACGTCCTCCAGGGTGCAGTCCCCCATCCTGGCACCGCCCGGCAGGTTGATCTCCCCCAGCTGGTCCAGCTGGACCGTCTCGATCCCGTTGGGGTGCCGCCAGAAAAATTTCGCCGGGGTCACCGGCAGCACCAGCTCCTTCCCCGTGGCCTCCTCCAGAAATGACATGATCCGCAGCATCAGGATCTCCCTCCTTTGGGCGTAAAAAGCCGCCTTGTTAAGATCTCTCTTGACAAGGCGGCTCAGGCAGGTATAATAAGAAATAGAAGGGCGCTGTTACGGCGGCCAGCCCTATTCATCAGCCAAAATCAATTTGCTGACCGTTTGGGTTCCGGCCAAGCGGTCAGCACGCTTTTATGGTCATCATGTATGCCAATACAGCAAAACAGATGCAGTACCGCAGGAATTGCTTTCCACGGTGTCCCATAATCCGCATCACCTCCTCGCCGCAAAGTCCGCTCCGCTTAAAACGCCCGTCTGGGCATTTCTCGCTTTGCTCCCTTGCGTCCCGTCTCCCATCAAAGCCATAGTCTTTGACGGGGTCCCATTTGGGAGGAAGTGGCTGGCCGCCTTTTATGTAACAGCGCCTGTCCTTATCCTACACAGCGCGCCGCCTTTTGTCAATCCTTGTCGTGCCCTCCCAGCTCCTCTGGGAGGGCTTTGTTTTTTGTTCGTCAGCCCCGGTATCCTGCCTCCACCTTACGCCAGATGGCGTCGGCCAGCCTGGCGGCCACCGCCTCCTCGTCCAGACTGGCCCCGAAGGTGTTGCCGGACACCTGAACGGTTATGGACGGAACGCCGCCGCCCCGGTCCTGCTCCCGGGCCTCCCGGGCGGTGAGCACCCGCTCCCCCTCGTGGAGCAGCGCGGCATAGTTGTCGTATGGCACCCGCCGCAGGCCGTATGCGTGGCCCGCTCCGGCGGAGCCGCCGTCCAGATCCGCGTTATAGCTCCAGTCGCCCGGCGCGGCCCAGCTATCCTCCTGCATCGCCGCCGACCGTCCCTTGGAATACTCCTGTCCCAAAGCATACCCCGCATCCCAGTAGCTCTCATTGAGCGCGGCGTCCTCCCGTACCCCCTCGATCAGCGCGGCCTCCTGGGCCAGGACCTCGTCCTTGCCCTCATTGGCGTTGTACTCCCCCATGCCTTTGATCTTGGCCTGCATGATGATCCGGCCCATCTCGGCGGCATCTCCCTCCGCCTGGGCGGCCTGATAGTCCTCCGAGTCCATGGCATGATCGACCGCCTCCCGGATATACTTCTCCTTGGCGTTCTCCAGCCCCGCCTTCCAGGCCCCGATGGCCTCGTAAGCCTCTCCCAGCCGGTCGCTCTCCAGCCAGTCCTGCTGCTCCGACAGCCCTGCCTTCCGGGCCTCATTGTACCCTTCGCCCATCCGGGCATTTAGGTTGGTCTCCGTATCCGCCAGGTTGTCCGCCATAGCGTCATAGGTGGAGGCCAGCTTCTCGCTCAGCCCGCCAAACTCCGCCTGGATGTAGTCCAGGATGGACTGGGCCGCCTCCGTACCGCTGATGTCTCCCTCCGTCACCATCTGGGCGATCCGGCTCTCCTCCGCCCCGGTGGACCGGGCCAGGGCCTCATACACATCCAGGCCCCGCTCTGAGAAGTAATTGAGATATTCCTGGGTGGCCTTGTTGGTGGTCCGCATCCGGGAAAGCCCCGCGATAAACATGGACACGCCCCCGCTGTCCAGATTCAGCCCCGCCGTGGCGTCGCTGAGCTTCTGGAGCACGCCGAAGGTCTCCTCCGGGCTGTATGAGTTCAGCAGGCTCTTGGAGTAGCCCGTGATCTCGTCGTATGTGTAGTTGGTGTTCACCGCCATGGCCTTCGCCTGGTCCAGGTAGTCCTGTGCGGCCTCGTCGCTGCCAAACCGTTGGGCAAAGGCCATCTGGTCCTGCTCCCGCTGTCCCGCTGTGGCGGAGCCGGAGGTGCGGACGGTGTCCATCTCCTCCAGCTGGCCCTCCACGCTCTCCTGAACATAGGATTTGAAGGCGTCGTCCTTGGCCGCGGATACCTGGCTGCTTCCGGAGATCAGGCCCGCAGCTCCTCCGAGCGCGGCTCCGGCCACCACTCCAGGGATTCCCCACACTGACCCCATCGTCATCCCCATGGCCGCCCCTTGGGCGGCCCCTGACAGGGTGCTGCTCACCGCCGTGGCCAGTGGCTGGCCCAGCTCACTCTCGATCCGCAAACCTATATACTGCGAAGCTGCCTCTCCCCATACATCGGCCAATCCGGCACGTCCCAAGCGGTCCAAGATCCCGCCTGATCCGCCGTCCGCCCGGTTCTCCGCCTTGCCTGCCTCTGCCGATACGTCTTTGATCCCCTTGGCCGCCTTCTGGGCCTGGACATATAGGTCCTCGTACAGCCTGCTCTGGGTGCGGACAGCGCTCTCCGTCTCCGTCAGCTGACGCTTCAGCCGGATCTGCTCGTCGATGGCCTCGTCCAGGGCCCCCTTGCTGGCCTCATCGTTGAGCTTCTTATACTCCTTCCGGGCGGCGATGACCTTCTGGTTGGACTCCTCCATGGCCTTTTTCAGCGCGGACAGGTCCTTCAGCAGGCCGTCCTGTACCTTGTCATACTGCTGGATCCCCTGACTCAGCTCGTCCAGGCTCTTGTCAAAGGCGCTGGTGTTCCCGGAAATGGTTTTCAGAGTGGGGCTGATCCGGTCGTACAGACTCATTACAATGCCTACTTCTTCCGCCATGGTATCACCTCCTGCTTGCATTTTTTTGGAATCTCTGATACAATGAACTTACTTAAAATACCGCTTGGAAAGGAGGCGCGTACCATGACCATCCGGCAGTGGGACCGCCGGGAGGAGCTGCGGGGGGAACTCCTCGACCTCATCGTGGAGATGATGGCTCTGGGCCGCACCGCCGAGGGGCAGAACACACCGGAGTTCCGGCGGTTGGACCAAGAGCTGACGAAAAAAAACGCCGAGCTGGAGGCGCTCAACGCCCTGTGCAGCGATCCCAACGAGCTCCGGGAGCTGAAATACCGCCGCTCAGTCCGGGAAAACCATGATTTTCTCCGGGTCATACAAATTTTCCTTATTGTCGGGCTGTTCGCCTGCCTGTTTTTTTATCAGAGGAACTGCGCGGAAGCGGCGAAATGTTGGGTATTACTATCTTCGGACTCCTCTACACCTGTGCCTGCATCGCATGGGTCACCTACATTCTCTGCCGGTACAAGCCGGAATAGATCCATCTACCGCCCCCAGCCGGGGGCGGCTTTTTTATCCTAATTTTGCTCCGCTTCATGGAGGGCCAGCGCCCAGACCAGGTCCCGCCCGCCCCGGTTCAGCGCGTAATACTGCTCCGGCGTCCAGTGGTGGACGTGAAACAGATAGTACGCCAGCGCCAGCTCCGGGTCGCTGCCCTCCGTCAGCCGTTTTTTACCGCTTCAATGGTGCTGGTGCGGTAGCCGCACAGCCGCTCCACCGCCCGGCTCAGGTCCTCGATCTCCCCCGGAAGCAGGACTGCCTTGACCGTCTCCGCCGGGGTGGCCCCTCCGTACCGCTCCCTCAGCTCCGGCGCCTTCCAGTTCGGCTCCGCGCAGCCAGCCAGCAGGATCTGTACGTTGAGGTCCTCCGCCCTGGACTCCCGCAGCGACTGCACCTTGCCATAGGGGAGGGCCCGCAGCCGGAACACCACCTCCTGCCCCAGCAGCTCGCTCAGCCGCTTGACCCGGTACTGGGCCTCCGGCAGCTCCTCCTTCACATTCGGCAGCTCCGGACGGAGCAGCATCGCCAGCAGATCCACCGGTTTCTTCTCTTTTGTATCCATGTGCGCACTTCCTTTCTCACGCCCTCCCGGCAGGCCGGGAGGGCGTCGTCTTACTCCGCCTCAATGGTGTCCAGCAGCTCATACCGGGTGAAGGTGAAGGGGGCCGTCACACTGCCCTCCTTGGCCGCCTGCCAGTCCGCCAAAGTCAGGTCGTCAAAGCTCACGTTGTACAGGGCCACTCGCTCCGCGCCCCAGCTGTCCGGGTCCTTCAGCTTGGTGATAACAGTCCCCCGCTCATCCACGCCGTCCTAAAGGTTCCTCTGCCGCTGTAAAAAGCCGCTGTCCACCTTGTACAGGGTCAGGCTCCCGGTCCCCTTGCCGCTGAGGGCCTTGGTGTCGCTCATAAACTGGCCGCACAGGTTGATGGTGGCCTTGTCCTTGCTCACCTTGGCCTGACAGGCGGTGCACTCAGCAATCTTCTCGCCGTCGATCCAAACCTCCCCCCATACCCCATTCAAAATTCGCTTGGCGCTGTCCATCGTTCTTGCCATATTGCTCCTCCTCTCTCACTTACGCCGCCAGAGCCAGCGTCTGGGCGTTGAACAGGACCTCGAAGTCCTCCATGGCGTCCACCAGCCGCCCGCCGCACCGGATAAACACCCAGGAGCCGGTCTGGTACTCCAGCACCTGCTGCCGGGTCAGCCCGGACACCTCCACGCCCTGGGCCTTGAGCCAGTTCAGCTGCCGGTCGTAATCGATCTCACAGTAGCTCTCCCCGGGATTCAGCACCCCGGCCCGCTCCAGCTCCTGGAGGTATTCCAGGATATAGGCCACCAGCAGCTGCTTGTTGTCGTAGGTGTTGGGGTACTGGCCCACCCAGCTGTCCTGCACCGTAGTCCGCAGGAAATAGGAGATCAGGTCCATCCCCTCCACGATCTTGATCTTCCGCCAGTCCGCACTGCCCCCCACGGGGATGGTAGTCAGGCTGTTCACCCCTCGGGCGATCTTGGCCTTCTGTCCGTCGTGGATCAGGATCAGCTTTCCCCCATCGATGGCCTGGGTCTGCTCCGCCTCCGTCCGGGGGGTCACCGCCGTCAGCTCCGGGAGAGGGGCGTAGGTGGCGGACATCCCCATGGGGATCCCGGCCAGCAGCCCGGCCAGCCGGCCGCAGGCGGTCCCGGCGGTCACCGCTCCATTGGCGTCCGCCATGCCGGTCTCATCCAGCTCGATCACGCCCATGCTGTCGCTCCCCTTGCTTCCAAAGGGCCGCACCAGCTTCACCGTCCGGTACCGGGCCCGCTGGTCCGCCACCCACTGATTCAGGGCGGTCAGCTCCCCCTCGGTGGCGTCGGCGGGGGCGGCCAGATAGTCCACCGACGCCGACTCCAGCAGCTTCAGCCCGCCCTCCAGGGCGGAGGTGTCCTCCGTCCCTGTGGGGATGACCACCAGGTACACCAGGCTGGGCTGTCCCCGGTCGCTGCCCACAAAGGCCGTCTTGATATAGCTCCGGTTGGCCTCCCCCAGCTCGCTGGGGATCATGGTGTCGCTGCTCAGCCTGTGCAGCCCCTGGGCTTTGGCGTCCCGGACGAATACCGCCGCATAGCCCTTCTTGCTCCGGTTGATGGTCTGCCGGGCCGCCACCTCAAAGGCGATCTTCAGCTTGGGCAGTCCGATGCTCGTCGCGCTCATGTCCTCTCCTCCTTGTTGTATTGGTTGTTGATCTCAATGTGCTCCATCTTCGGCGTCTGGGCCGTCTCCGGATCTCCGGGGTCCTCCGGGTCGTGATACCCGGGCCGCACGTCGGTCCATTGGAAGGTGACCGTAACATCCGGACTGTCCGGGTCGCCCATTCCTTTCTCCGCTCGCGGCGTCAGCACCCGGTCTCCCACCGTGAGGCAGGCGGAAAAAAGATCCGCAATGCGCTCCTGGCGCTGGTTCAGTTCCTCCCGGCTGCTGTCGTGGAAGGCGTTTGGCTTTACATAGCAGGTGATCAGGACCTCCGCCGTTTTCCGGACCAGTCCGATGTTCACCTCCGAAGTCCCGATCCTGGCCAGTTCCAGGGTAAAGGCGGGGGGCGTAAAGCCCTACGGGAGCCGGTCCCAATAGACCGCCTCTCCCGGATAGCTCCCGTTGATCCGCCCCTCCATGGCCCGCAGGATGTCGTTTCTTTCGATCATAGCTCCACCTCATCCGCGATCATACTGAGCACCCGGTCCGCGGCGCGTCTGGCTTGCTCCCAGGCCCTCGCCCTGGTCCAGCTGTAAAACTGCCGTCCCTTGACATAGCCCTCGCCGCCTTTGTTTCGGGTCCCGTGTCCCCGCTCCAGCCACTTTGTCACCTGCCGGGCGGTAATGGGAGCGCCCCTGTATGTATGCTGACGCATCTTCCAGCCGTGTGTTCTCCGGTCCCGGGACATCACGGTTCCTCTTGCCGGCGAGACCACTGAGTATCCGCCTCTGCTGCCCAGCCGCGTTGTCTGCCAGGACCGGACAGTCCCTTTTGCGCCAGATTCCAGATCAGCGGTCTGGATCTGAATATTCAGCTCCCTCCTGACCGCGTCTCCCATCGCCTCCACAGCCTTCCGCCGGGCCTCTGGGACCGCCTGGAGCAACTCCGCCCAATACCGGGCGAACCGTTCCATCTCCATCCGCTCCAGTCTGGCCTTCCCGCTCACAGGTCCACCGTCCTTCCGATCTCATACTCGTTTTTGAACTCATCCAGCTCATGGGGGACCAGGATCTCCCACAGTGCCCCCCTTGCCCGGACCAGTCTGCCAGGCTCCAGCGCCACAGGCTTGGGCGTCACCAGCACCAGGCCCAGCTGATTCACCGACATGGGCCACTCCTGTCCATGCCGGGCGTACTTCTCTGTTAGGATCCCAGGGAAGGAGCGTTCCACCGTCTCCTCATCGGTATGGAGCTGCACCGTGTCCACAGCCACCAAAGCCGCCTCCACCCGCAGGTGGAGCCGCCCCTCTGGCCGGATGGCGGTGAGGAACAGGTGCCGCCCGCCCCACACCAGGGCGTTGTGGAGGGTCAGTTCCTGCCGCCGCAGGATCAGCTCCGCCCCACGGGCTCCGATCCCCACCGCGGAGAACAGGTGCCGCCTGGTGCTCTGCTCCACCTGGGCCCAGGTCCTCCGCACGGTTTTCCAGGTCCACACCCCCGGCTCGGCCTCCGCCAGTTCCTGTACCTCCAGCCGCTGGTTCAGCCGCCCGGCGTTTATGCTCGTCTCCATACCAGCCCACCTCTTTTCCAATTTCCTCTTGACATTTTCACGGTATCGTGATATACTAATCACAGAAAGGGGGAAAACCCAATGCCTGTTATCTCACGGTTTTACGGAATGACCATCAAAATGTATTTGCTGGGGAAAGAACACAATCCGCCCCACATCCACGCACTCTATGGCGACTATAACGGCGTCATCGACATTCAGACCCTGGACATGATCGAAGGCGACCTGCCCCGCAAGGCCCTGAATATGGTTCGGGAATGGGCTGCCGATTACCAAGCCGAGCTGCTGGAGATGTGGATGACCCAAAACTTCAAGACGCTGCCCCCGCTCGAATGAGCGGGGCGCTGCGGCAGAAAGGAGTTCCCCATGTTTCATAAGATCAAATCCGTCACCCCGCTGCCCGGCTATGCCCTGCTGGTCCACTTTGCCGACGGCTGCGCCAGGCGGTATGACATGGCCCCCCTGTTGGATCAGATAGACGCCTTCGCCCCCCTCCGCACCGTCCCCGGCCTGTTTGAGCAGGTCCGGACGGATCCGGGCGGCTATGGGATCTCCTGGAACGACGACATCGACCTGGACGGCTCTGAGCTGTGGGAGAACGGCCAGCCGGTCTCCTCCCCCTTTGACGGCCTGCTCTCCTTCGCCGACGCGACCTCCCTCTGGGGCCTGCATGACAGCACTCTCCGCAAGGCGGTGGCCTACCGCAGGCTGGTGGAGGGCGTCGATGCCCAGAAGTTCGGCAAGCAGTGGATTGTCACCCGCACCGCCATGGAACGGGAATACGGCCCCCAGCCCTCTGTTCAGCCCTGACCCGCCGCCCCTTCCGGGGGCGGCTTTTTTATGCCTCCGGCTCCGTCAATTTCAGCTGGGTCAGTGCCCGGCGGAATGCCGGGTTGTCCCGGAGCTGTCCGGCGGCCTGTCCGCCCCGGTTGTCATACCGGTCCAGCGTCTCCGCCAGCATGACCCCCAGCCACAGGCCGTGCCGTTTGGACTCCGGGGCGGGCCGGGTCACCCCGGCCCCCTCCAGATAGCCCTCCGCCCCATCCCAGGCCACCGTCATGGGCCCCAGGGTGTCCGGGGTATCCTCCTCCTTGCAGTAGGAGAAGACCGTCTCCCTCAGCTCCTCCGGTATGGCCATCTGACCGCCTCCCTCACACCATCGCCGTCCAGGCGTTGGCTGCGGGGAGTCTCATGCTCCGGGCGCACGCTGTCACGCCGCAGACCACGCCTGCTCCGGCGTCGTGCTGGATCTTCACTCCCACATAGCGGCCCCGGGCGGGATCCACGGCATAGTCCACCACCGCCAGGGTGTGGGCCGCCCCGTCCCCTGCGGTGAACTCCACCGCCTTCACCAGCGCCGGGGAGCTGCCTCCCGCCTCATCGGAGGTATAGACCTCCACCTTCAGCTTCTTGCCCTTGGCCAGCGCCCCGGTGGCCACCAAGAACTCGATCTCCGGCACGCTCTGGGCGTCTGCGAAGGCGCTGGTCTTTGGAGTGGCAGAGGCCACCTCCTGGGGCGCAAGCACCACACTGTATGTCAGCTCTTCCACGATCCGCTTCATCTGCGTTCTCCTCCTTATCTCCTGGGGGCGGCGGAGCTGTGCCCCGCCGCCTCTGCTCTTACTTTCGGTCGGCCAGCGCCACAAAGGGGCTGCGCTTCTTGGTGCTGTTCTTGATAGTCAGGGGGGTGTCCACCTTGGGGGTCCCGTTGCAGCGGAATACCATCCGGAAGCAGTTCTGGTCGGTGAGGAACTCCACATGGATGGACCAGTCCTGCTTTGCCGTGCCCTTGGTCAGCAGAATATACTGCCAGGGATCCACCAGGAGGATGTCGCCCTTTGTGCCCAGGGCAGCACAGCTGTCCTCAAACAGCACCGGCTTGTTCAGCACCCGCTGGGTGTCAAAGTTGCCCAGACCGCCCTCGGGGTTCCACAGGAACTTGGCCGCGCCGCCGTTCTCCAGGGCCAGGGTGGGGAGCAGTTCCTCCGCGTCGGGGTGCATCAGCCACACCAGCCGCTCCCGGCCACGGGGCATAGCCCGGGCCTGCATCTTCACCGCGTTCATCCCCAGGAAGCTGCCGGCGGCCTGGCTGGCCTCCTTGTCCACGGTGATCAGTGCCTTGGAGTTCAGCAGGCCCTTGGGCTTGCCCACTCCGTCGCCGCTGATCACGCTCTCAGTCAGCAGCCGGTCCCCAGCCAGGGAGAAGGCGTTCCCCACGAACCCGGTCAGGAACGCGGCGTCCTGGAGCATCTCATCCGTGCAGTAACAGAAGCCCATCATTTTCTCCAGGTCCAGTTTCATCTCCCGGAACTGTGGCTTGCTGGCCGCCACCGTGGCCCCCTCCGCGGCCCAGTACATCTGCACACCGCCGAACACGGACTTGCTCACGTCGGTCTCATTGGCGCTGATCCAGCGCATAGAGTTGGCCGCGCTGGAGCAGGTGTACCGGTCCAGCCGGTTGAGCAGAGGACTGTTCTGGACCGCGCCCTCCAGGATCCGTCCCGCAAAATCCTCCTGGAGCAGGAAGCCGCCGTCCGCTCCGGTGGTGCCGGTCACCCCCGCCGCCGCGTTGATCTTCCCCAGGCGGTCGTCCATGGTCTGGCCCTTGCGCAGATCATAGATGGCCTTCAGCTGCTCACCCAGGGAGGCAAACAGCTTGGGCGCGCCTCCATCGGCCTGATTCTTTGTCCCCTCGCCGCTGTGGAGGATGCCGTCATACACGGCTGCGCCGTCGGCGCTGGCCTTGGCCTGCCGCTCCAGGCTCTTGATCTGGGCATTGAGCCCCTCCATCTGGTCGGTGATCTTGTCCCGGCCCTCCACATCCTCCAGAGGCAGGGCCTCCGCCTGAGCCAGCAGCTTGCTCTTCTCTGCCCGCAGCTCGGTGATCTTCTCCATAAAATCCATGTCGTTCCGTCCTTTCTTTTAATAGCTTGCAAGCGACCTGAGCCGAGCCAGGGCGCGTCTTGCCTCTTCCTCCCGGGCCCCGGCGGTCCTCTGCTTCGCCACATGGGCCCGGTACTGCTCCCGCATGGCCGCCGTCAGCCGGATCCGGCCGCCGGATGCCGCCACAAATGCGGCCGGATCCTCCTCCGCCCCCGGGAGCCCCACGATCTCATCGATCAGGCCGTACTCCCTGGCCTGGGTCGGGGTAATGTAGATGTCCTGGTCCATCAGGGCGATCAGCTCCTCCCGGCTCCTGGTCCCCCCTCTGGCGGTATAGACCTCCAGGATGCAGTCCCGGGCGTTGCGCAGATCCTCCGCCGCGCGACTCATGGCCCGGTGGTCCCCCTCCGCACCTCCGCTGGGATTGTGATAGCACAGCAGAGCCCCCGGCTCGCTCCGGATCACCTGGCAGCCGGTGGCCGCCAGGGTGGCCGCACTGGCCCCATAGCTCTGGAACAGGGCTGTGGTCCTGCCCGGATACCGCCGGAGCATGGACCGGATCTCTGTCCCCACCGCCATGTTTCCCCCCGGCGAGTTGATGAGCACTGTCACCTCGTCCCCGCCGGCGGCCTCCAGAGCCGCCTGGATGTCCATGGGGGCGGTGATGTCCCGCCAGCCCCACCACCGCAGGATGTCGGCGCTGTCGTTGTCCCACAGCTCTCCTCTCAGATGTACGTCAACCACTTGCTTCCCCTCCGTTCAGTACAGACTCCAGCGAGCCCAGATTCTTCGTCGCCAGGAAGCGCTGTCCCAGCCCGCCCGGGATGGGGTTTTTCTCCTCCTTGGCCCGGCACTCGTCCGGATTCATAATGGAATTTTGGATGGCTTTTTCATATACGCTGAACCGGGTCGCAGGGTCGGCCCGGAGCAGCGCCTCCACGTTCCCATGGATGTACACCCCGGCGGCCCGGTCCTGTGGGGTGGGCAGTTTATAGCTGTCCTCGCTCTCCCACTGCACCACGAATGGGAGCAGGGTGTCCGTGATGTAGTTCTGCCGCTGCTGGGCGTTGGAATCATAGCTCTCCTTGCCCGTCTGCATCATGTGCTTTGGGATCCCGGTGAACCGGCTGATCTCCTCCACGGTGAACTGCCGGCTCTCGATGAACTGGGCGTCCCTCTGGTTCAGCCCCATGGGCGTGAACTTCATGGAGTGGTCCAGCACCGCCACCGCGAACATCTCCTCCGAGGCAAACCGGCTGAACTCCCGCTTCACCTTGGTCCTGGTCTCGCTGCTGGCGTCTGTGTCCACCTCCACGATACCGGACAGCCGTGCCCCGTTCTGATAAAACTTCTTCCCGTACCGCTGGGCCATCGTGTCCAGGGCGATGCTCTCCCGGGCCAGGTCCAGCAGCCCCCGGCCCCGGATCCCGTCATAGGTCTCAAAGTAGAGGAAGGACAGCTCATAGTTGGAGAAGGTCCACTGCACCCCGTCCACGTTGTAGTCGTACCAGTACGCCCCTCCGTCCGGATCCCTCCGGACGGTGCAGCAGTCGCTGGGCAGGGCGAGCCGCTCCACGATCTGTCCGTCCGGCCCCTTCCGGTTCCACACGGCCCCAAAGCCGTACCAGAAGGCATTGGACATGGTGACCTTCCGCAGCATGAAGGGGGACATATAGGGGTTGGCCCGCACCTTCATCACACGGTTCAGGGCGGGGTCCTCCACCGGGACCCGCTCCTCCCCGTCCCTGCGGTACACTCCGAAGGGGATCAGCCCGAAGGAGTTGGTCAGGATCCGGTGGGCCGCTGCCACCGGGGACAGCCGCTCCGCGCTGGGCACGCTGTTTTCCACCTCGGTCCCGGTCAGGAAAGCTGTCCGGAACAGCTGCTGCACCTCCTCCCAGCTCAGCGTCCGCTCCTCCGCGGCCGCCTGTGGGCTGCCCAGGGATCGCGCGAAGATCATACGCCGCCACCTCCCCGGGCCCGGGCCACCATCACCGCATAGGCCACCAGGCACATCCCGGCCACCGCCAGGGCCGCCGGACGCCCCCATGCCTCCCAGGCCGCCCGCACAAAGCATCCGCCCCCTGCCAGCATCAGCAGGTCGTCCAGATACAGGGCCAGCCCACGGCCCAATCGTCTCAGCATCTTCATGTCAAATTCCCCAATCCTCGGATAAAATGTGTTCGTTGATGTCTGGGCCGGCCGGCATACGCAGGATTGCCACGGCCATTGCGATGATCCAGGCCACCGCCATGTCGATGCGCCCGATGCTCCGGTTCTTCATGGGCTTCCGGTTCTCGTTTCCGTCCACCGCGCACCGGACGTTGCCGAAGCAGAACCGGGCGCAGGTGTTGTGTTCGTGGAGCATCTGGCGGGCGCGGATGAGCCGCTCCAGCTCCTTCATGGCCGGGGACATACTCATCATGGTCTGTGGGATCTCCACCACGTTCACCCCCCGCTCCATCAGGCGCTGGGTCAGGGTGCGGGAGAGGTAGGGGTCCACACCCAGGGTGTCCAAGTGGAAATGCTCCACGCACCAGGCCGCTGTGTCCTCCACCATGGTGAAGTCCACCATGTCCCCCGGGCACAGCTCCAGGAAGCCCGCCCGGCCCCAGTCCCGGTATGGGACGTGGTCCCTCTGCTCGGCCTCCAGCACCCCGTCCTCCGGCCGCCAGGCCCAGAACAGGGTCGTCCAGGTGTCCAGCCCCTCCTGGGGCGGAAAGATCAGGGTCAGGGCGGTCAGGTCGGTGGTGGTGGACAGGTCCAGCCCGCCATAGCAGGTCTTTCCCTCCAGAATGTCCCGGGCGGCCTGTCTCCGCGCCGGCGCGCTGAGGGGCCTCCACTCCGGGCGGGTCCACTGTGTCTTGTCGTACAGGGTCAGGGGCATCCACCCCACGTCCTTGGTGGCGATCCACTGGTTCAGCCGCAGCCAGCGGAACAGCCGCTCCGCCGCCTCGCTCTGCCGGGCCGCCCGGGCCTCCCGCCGGAAATCGCTCAGGCGCAGGTTGTGTCCCAATCCGGGGTTGCAGGCGTACCACAGTTTTTCGTCATAGATGTCCAGTTCGTCGATCTTGTCCGGGTCGTCCCCGGTGAGGATCCCGACGCCGAACATGATGGGGCACCACTCGGGCAGGTCGCTGTCCAGCTCCCGCTCCGGCTCCCCACGCCGCCAGGCCAGCAGCCTCCGGCATTTCTCGTGGATCTCCCAGCCGATGCTCCGCCGGTCCGGGTCGTCCCCGGCCGTGGTCAGCACGATCACCGCCTGCTGCCGCCTAGCGGCGTCCGAACCGGCGGTGAGTACGTCCCACAGCCTCCGGTTGGGCTGGGCGTGGAGCTCATCGATGATGATGGCGGAGAAGGAGAAGCCGTGTTTGGTGGAGGCGTCGCTGGAGTAGACCTTCATCACGCCCCCGTCCCGGCTTCGGATCTCCCGCACGCTGTCCCGGCACCACACCAGGGGGTCGTGCTCCGGCTGGCCCAGGGCGGTGTGCTCCACCATGTACTTGGCGCACTGGTAGATAATGTCCGCATTGGTCTTGTCGACGGCGAAGATGCCCACCTGGGGCCGGGCCTCCCCGTCCGCGATCAGGTGGTAGAGGCCCAGCCCGGCGGCAAACTCGCTCTTGCCGTTCTTCTTGGGGATCTCCTCATAGAGATACCGCCGGTACCGGCTCCAGGTCCCGTCCTCGTCCCGGGCCTGGACCCCGTAGAACTGCCGGATGGCCTCCTCCTCCCAGGCGGACAGGACAAAGGGCTGTCCCGCCCACTCGTTCTGTCCGAACACCAGCAGGGAGAAGAAGTTCCGCACCAGCTCCACCTCGTCCCCGCTGTACCGCAGCCGGGTCCCGTCGTCCGGCCGGACCACCTCCACGCCCGGGCCCAGGGTCAGCAGATCAGGCACGCCGTCTCGCCTCCATCAGCTGGAGGAACGGGTTCTCCTCCTGTTTCTTCGTCTCCGGCGCCACCAGGCGGCACCGGCTGGTGATGGTGAGCCCCAGGTCGTTGGCACAGGCCCTGGCCTGCTCAAAATAGGACTTCTGTGCCTTCGTCCACTTGTTCACCAGGTCCGGGTCCTCCTGGTCCAGGGCGTCCTGCACCATGCGGCAGGCCGCCGTGAACTGGTGCTGGGCCACCAGATAGCGGCCCACCGTGTCCCGGTCCAGCTGGGCCGCCCCCATGTCGGCCGCCAGCAGCTCCTTGGCCAGCGCCCGGAAGTCGGCTTTCAGATGCTCCGGCAGCCACTGGGGCACTTTCATCTTGGCCGGCTTGGGCAGCTCCACCTCCCGGGCCGCCCGCTCGGCCTTCTCGGCCTTGCTCAGGTGCTTTCGGCCGTTGGCCTCCAGCACGCTCAATTTCTGCCTGGGTCCCGGCATCTCCGTCTCCTCCTTCCCACGCTCCTGCTCCTCCATTCCGCCCCCGTGGGGAAAAAATCCCCTCCCGAGGGCTGCATACGGTCTTGGACCCCTTCCGTCAAAACTTTCTTACCCCGGGGGGGAGGGTTCGAGGCCTTCGGCCTCCCCGGGTGCGCCCACGGACGCCCACGTCCAGGCACCCGCGCCCAAGCGTCCCAGCGTTTCCCCGCTCTGGCCGCCCAAATCAGCGGCCTTTTTTCCGCCGTTCTGCGGCCTGTTCCCGGGCCGTTTTCTGGTCGTGATGGCGCTTGCACAGGCTCTGGTGGTTGGCCGGGTCAATGAACCTGGCCCAGCTGCCCCGGTGGGACTCGATGTGGTCCACCACCGTAGCCCTGGTGCGGCGCCTGGGGTCTCCGGGCGGGTACTGTGCGGCACAGGCGCGGCAGAACGGCTCCCGCAGCAGCTGTGCCGGTCGCAGGTCCTCCGTCCAGATGGGCAGGCTGTACCAGCTGTGATATTCCGCCGAGGCCCGGCGCGGGGCCCTGGCTGGCTTGTGCTTGGGACAATAGCCCTCCCGGGTCAAGGCTGAGCAGCCTGGGTGCCGGCAGGGCCTGAGCGGCTTCATGGCCACGGGCTATCACCTCCGGGCAAAACAAAAAGCGCCCAAGCCACGACACCCGACTGATCGGGTCGTCATTGGCTCAGGCGCTGGTCTCTGTGGACTCTGGCTCAGGCGCATCGATATTCACAACGGTCTCCTGTCCGCAGCGCTTGCACTTCACGGGCAGGTTTCGGACGGCTGTGTCCGGCAGGAGCTTCAGCAGCTTCCCCTTCCGGCAGACTGGGCAAAGCACCCATCCGTCCTTCATGCTTAGTTTACCACAACACACGTTCGATTGCAAATCTTTTTCGCCTCTTTCCTCTAAAATTTAAAGAGAATATACTTACCCCCGAGACTGAAAAGAATAGAAAAGCTATTCTTTTTTCCGTTTCCGTCTGTTGCGCCGCCGTTTCCGGGCCGGATCCCTGGGCAGGAGATACTTGATCCACGCAAACTCCCCATATCCGTTGACCACAGGACCCTCCCGAGATAGGATGTCCGCCTCCGGCGGGGCGGACAGGGTCACACAGTCCGGGACCGTCTCAGTCTCCGGCTCCGGATGGGCCAGCCCCAGAGAGGGCGTCCAGGTCCGCTCCCCCACCTGCGGGTGGCCCCACTCTCTGGGCTCCTTGGTGAGATAGCTGGCCAGATCCTCGTATGTGTAGTCCCGGTAGAAGGTCAGCCGCCGCAGCTCCAGGTTATCCCCATAGATCCACAGCCGCCGGATCTCCTCCAGGTCATCCCCTGTGGCGTTGAGCACCACATGGTGGTGGAGGCGCCCTCCCGGATTGCACCCCTCCGTCACATAGATGTAGTGGAGCAAATGTCCCCGCTCTTTCCTTGCTTTGCGCAACCGGCTCAGAAATGACCGGATCCGCCGGACCGCCGCCTCTCGGCCGTCCGGCAGATGCTTGTCATCATAGGTGAGGGTGAGGAACAGGTCTCCGTCGTCGAAGTTGGCCGCCAGGGTCCGCTCCAGCTTTTGGAATGAAGTCCTGGCGTTCAGCTTTTCCCGGGCCGCCGTGCTGGCCTGCCGCTTCTGGGCCCTCTGCCGCGGGCTGTCCCCTGCTGCCGGCGCGGTATATACCACCGCATACACCAGGCGTCCGCTCTGGATCTTCCGCAGGATCTTACTCATCCGCACCCTCCTCCAGCTGGTCCAGGGCCCGGCGGATGAGCCGCCACTGCTCAATGGGTAGTTTCTCGGCCCCGGTGAGGACGCCTCGCAGCTTGTCCGCCGTGAGATCTCCACCGCACCGGCTGGCCACCGCCTCCAGACAGCCCAGGCCGCCCGCCTGGCGGTACTGCTGGAGCCGTTCCAGCGTCTCCTTCTTTTCCCGCCACGGGTTCGGCCGGTCCGGCTTTGGATCCGCCTTTGGCTCCGGGACGCTGTGGGCCCGAAGGATCCCCGGCTCTCTCTGGATCTGCACCCCGCCCAAGCTGGGCAGCGCCTCCACCGCCCAAGTAGTCCCGGACCCCAGGATCAGCACCCCCTGGGCCAGCGACTCCACCACATAGTCCCGGTATGCCGCCAGGTCCGCCTCGCCCCGGTCTCCCCGGGGCAGTTGGATCACCAGCACCTGCTGCATTAGGTCACACGCGCAAATCTCTGCTTGAGCCATGATGACGCTCCTCCCTCCTCCATCTCTGCCGGGGCCTCTCCGGCCTCCGTCTCCATGCGGGCCTCCAGGTCCCGCAGTTTGACCAGCGCACCATACACCCGGGGCGGCAATGCCGCCAGCTGGTCCCAGCTCACGCCGTGCAGCCCCCAGCTGCCGTCAGCGTCCTGATAGGTCAATCGCGCCATGTTCCAACTCCTCTCTCAGCGCCTCGGCGCTGTCAAAATATTGTGTACTGTACATCCCAGGCCGCCACCGCTCCAGCCGGATCAGGTAGGGCACGGACCAGGCCCGGGTGGCGGGGCAGGTGCTCACCCGCACCCGCAGTTCCCCCAGCGCCCGCTCGACCTCCATCTCCCGGCAGCGGCGGTGGGCCCGAGCGATGGTCTCCAGGTCCTTGCCTATCAGAAGATCATTCATCGGCGTCCATCTTCGCCCCGCAGTGGCAGTATGGATAGTGGTCCCACACCGCAGCCCCTATGTTCATCACTGACACTTTCCGCTCACAGACAGAGCACTGGTACACCGTAGACGCATTGGTCCGGCGGACAGCAACCCACCGCCCGTGCCGTACCGGGGCTACATCGGCGGCAGGCAGGCCAGAAATCACGGCCTCGATCTCATCGGAAGTGTAATTCTCTGTCTTATAAACCACGGTGCATCCGTCTGATCCATCATTCTCCGGGTCTACCGGATAAAATAGGTCAATGGCAGCCTGCCGCTCAATATACTCAGCCATCCTGCTCCTCCCTTTCACAATAACAGTTCATCAATGGATCATCATGGTCACACATACAGCATGGTTTCCCGTCACCACTGCCTGGTGGGGCATGGATACAGCCTTCACAAACATAATCAGCCATTGCTGTCACCCCTCCTCCGGTGGCTGCTGGAGCCATTCTAAAGCGTGGGCCATTCCTTTCCAAATTGCACCGCCACCGGCAGCGCTTCTCCTGTACTCAACTTCTGCGAGAAATCGAGCCAACTCCTTGTCGCTCATGGCCCGGATGCGGTCGGCGTTGGTCATTGGCGGCTTATATGCTCCACACTTTATGACGATTTCTCTTGGATTCCGCTCGTGTCGGCAATCTGCTCGGCAACTATCACATAGATTAAGTCCCATTTTCCTGCTCCTCCATTTTCGTCATAATCTTCGCCTTCCGCCGCATACACCAGGCAAACACCGGGAACTTAAAATCCTTTTGGGTGGAGCACTGCGGCAAAAACCCGCAGGTCTCACAATGACCGCCCACGATGGCCTGTGAGATCGCCAGCCCCTCGGCCTGCTTTTCGGGCGGATATGGCCGGTCAAACATGGTGACGTGCGTATATGATTTCCAGCTCATGTCAATCCTCCTATCCTGGCTCCGAGCCCTAGCAGTTCATCCGCGCTCACCTCCAGGGCCTGGGCGATCAGGAACAGGGTATCCACCCGGGGGTCGTGTACCCCCCGCTCGATCTGGTACAGGTTTCCGGCGGACAGCCCCACCCGGGCCTCCAAATCGGCCATCCGGAACCCGCGGGCCTCCCGCACCAGCCGGATCCGGGGCCCGATCTTCCCCGGCTCCCATGGGATCAGCTCAGGCATATCCCTCCACGCTCCTCTCCTCGTCCTCCAGGTACAACGGACACTGGATCACCGTGTAGGAGGTCATCCCGTGGACCCGCACCTGTTTTTTGGCTGTCCAGCCGGGGACCGGCTCAAACCGCACCCGGTGCTCTATCTCGTCATACTCACACCAGGGGCATCCCATGGTCCCCAGAGCCCGGCGGCAGCTCCAACATAAGGTCATCATAGCACTCAAAACGGCAGCTCGCCGTCGTCGTCCAGGTCCTGGAGGTCCCCGGCCGGCGGGGGTGGGAGTGTCCCCTCGTCGGCGTTGCCCTCGCTGGGCGGGGCGGACCTGGCCCCGGCAAAATAGATGCCGTCGGCGATCACCTCGGCGCTGCGGCGCTTGCCGCCATCCTTGTCGGTCCAGTCCCGGATCTGGAGGCGGCCCTCCACCACAGCCAGCTGGCCCTTGTGAAAATACTGCTGGGCAAATTTTGCCCGGGCCTCCCAGGCCACCACGGGGATCCAGTCGGTGGCCCGCTCGCCGCTGGCCTTGTCCTTAAAGTCCCGGTCCACCGCCAGGGAGAAGGAGGCCACCGGCCGCCCTGCCTGGGTGTACCGCACCTCCGGGTCCCGGCCCAGCCGGCCCATGATCACGATCCGATTCAACATCATGCCACTTCCTTTTGCTTCTTTGTTCGCTTGGGCAGTTTGGGCGTCCCGTCCTCATTCCGGTGGCTCCCGGCCCGTAGCCACCGGAGCCAGGCGTCCAAAAAGTCCTTGTGTACCTCCCGCGGCTTGGGACTGCCCGCCAGGGTATCATTGTGGTAGCCGTGGATCTGCCGGATTTTGTTGCCGTCCATCTCGATGGTGATATATGGGGTATGTGGGTCATTCGCCCGCCGGAGGAACAGGATGGTGCAGACCCCACTCATGTGCCGCGATGCGTAGCCGCCTACGCAGTGGTCCAGGACCTTGCCCTCCCGCCGGATGGCCCCGGCTGTGGCCGGAAATACGATCCGCAGGCCGTCCATCTCAAACTCATACTTCAGCCGCCGCTCCTTGAGGGATACTGCACGACGGGATCCCTCTGTCCTGGCCTGCGTGTCAGCCAGCTCTGCCACCGCCACGTCATGGGCGGTATACAGCTGCTCCGGCCAGAGCACTGCGCTGTGCTCCATGCACCGGCCCAGGGCATAGGCCGCGTCCAGGTAATCCCGGTAGAGCTCAAACAGGGTGCAGTAATAGTCCTCGTTTTGGGCAAAGACCCCGTCAAAGTATCTCAGCAGCCGGTCCGGGTCCAGCCGGTACCGATTGGCCAGACGCAGAACATCCATGGGATTCATTTGGCCGCCCCACAAATGGCAAAAGTCGTTGCAGAAGGGCAGGTCCCAGGTCTTGTCCCAGTGCCTGCGCACATAGTTCCGCACCTCCAGCACCTTCATGTGCGGATGGGCCCCCATGATCCAGGCCAGCTCCCGCTTGTCCACCCCGAACGCCTTCCGGGGGTCGCTCTCCTCCCAGCACATGGCCCAGACGTTTTTCTTCCGGCTCCATACCAGGTCTGCAATGGGCTGCCAACACCCCGCCTTGGACAGCATCTCGATCTGCCTGGGGTAGATGGAGTAGGCGGTGAGATAGGAGATCAGCTCGTGGAATTTTGCCGCATAGCCCCGGTCCCCGCCGGGCCGGTACTGCCACCGGCCAAAAAATCCGCAGTACCGAAAGAAGGGGTGGCTCTCAAGTGCCTCCCGGTTGAGGATGGAATAGGGGCTGTGATTGTACCAGGAGATGGATCCGGCCTTAAACGGCTCCTGGACCAGCTTTTTCCGCCCCAGCTTGCCCCGCTCATAGGTGATGCGGGGGTGCTTGTCATCCCACTGGTGGTCCACCTGCATCACCTCGCCCTGGACAAACCGGTACCCGCTGGAGCACCAGGCGACGGGGCCCGCGGTCAGCGCCGCCTCGTCGGCGTAGTCCTTGTACAGGACCAAGGCGTCTGCATAGAGGGCGTCTCCTTTGGCGTGGAGCAGCACCGTCAATTCCGTCTGCCGCAAAGATTTCCGCCCCTTGGCCCTGGACAGGTCGATGGCCGTCACCTCCCGGCCGCACCAGGGGCAGGTCAGCCGGGCCTTGTGCCTCAGATCCATCAGGGTCCAGTGCTCCTGATCCTGGGTCCGTGTGAGGTAGGGGCGGGCCTCTTTGTGCCCGCAGCAGGAAGCCCACAGATTGATCCCGCTCAATCCCATCAGATCGCCTGCCCGGCTGAAAAATAGATAGTGGGGAAAGAGGTCGTTCATGGCCTCCAGGTCCTGTGCTGTCACTGTGGGCCAGCTGTCCAAGATCTCGCGCTCCTGTTTGGTATAGCTCATCCTGCCCACCCCCTCAGAAGAAGTCGGACAGATCCAGCAGGATCCCGCCCCGGTCCGGCTCTGGCTCCGCCGGGGTGAGGCGGATGGTCACCGTAGACTGGACCTCCGCCCCCTCAAAGTAGAAGGCCGCCGCCCGGCGATAGGCATCCAGATCAGAGATAGAGCCGCCCACCCCTTTGGCCACGGCGGTCATACACGCCGCAAACGAACCACCCTGGACCACTGCCTGGGCAAACTCCTCGTCCTGGCGGCAGAACTCCAGCAGGACGTCCCGGACGGCGGGGCGCATGGCCTGCTCCTTCTGCCCCTTGACCTGGCTGTACTCAGCCTTAAGTTTGGCCGCCGCCTGCTCATACCAGCTGCTCATTCCGCGCACCTCCTCACCGCCTCGGCCAGGGCCAGGACGGCCTTAGCCAGCTTCCCGGCGGCGGCCCTGTCCCGGCCACGGACCTTGAGGAGGATGCCCCGCATCTTGTTCACCGTCTCCTGGGTCTGGGCAAACAGCAACTCAAACTGGGCCAGATCCTTATCCGCGCCCAGGGCGGCCTTTTTCTCCTCACGGGCCTGCTCCTCCAGCTGGAGCCGGGCCTGTTCCAGGGCTTCCTCGGCGATCTTCTGTTTGTCCTCGGCCCGCTTTTTGGCCTCCCGGGCCTGGTCCAGTTTGGCCTGCATCCCGGCCACGGCCTCCGCCCGGGCCTTTTCAATGGCCGCCTGGTCCACCACGGTCTCCACGGCCACCTCCACCGGCTTCTCCTTCAGCTCGGCCAACTGGGCTTCCAGCCGGGCCACAGCCTGGGCGGCCTGCTCCCGGTCCTCCTGGGCTCCGGACAGGCGGGCATTGAGCAGGGCCATATCCTCGGCCATCTTGGCCCGGGCCTGCTCCGCCGCTGACGCCTCGGCCTGGGCAACCTCGGCGGCCTTCCGGGCCTCATCCCGGTCCTTGATGGCCTGTTCCAGCTGGCGGGCGCTCATGTCGATGACGTTTTTCTCCTGGCCATCTACCTGGTGTGTTTCGGCCATAAACTGTTCCCGTTCATCTGCTGGCAAAGCCAAGAGTGCCAAGGCTTTGGTTGCCCCCAAATGCGACAGCGCTGTCGCATTTGACCACTCCCTGGAGAGTCGCATAAACCGTTGGGCAGTGCGAGGTGAAAACTCTACCCGTTCCGTCAGCCAGGTAAGCCATTCTCCATGAGAAAGCATGGTTTGGGCCTCAATCAGCCGGTTTCCAATCTCCAGTATGGCCTCTCCAGCTGTTTGCTTCAGGTCCAAAATCTCATCCGTGATGGTCTCAATGCTCCGCCCCTCCACAGGCTTGGCCATGGTCTGGGCGATGATCTGTCCCAAATTGGTCTTACTCATGGCGGATCCCCTCCTTTTCCAGCAGTTCTGCCGCCCACGCCCGGTAATCCCGGGCCGCGGAGCACCAGGGGCTCCACCGCTGGACCGACATCCGGGCCCAAGAGCTCTCCGGTACCTTGTCCGTGCGGCGGATCACCGTGTCATACACCGGTACCCGACCGTCCTCCCGGAGGTAAGCCACCGAGTCCTCCACCACAGGAGCCCGGTGCCACTGGTTGACCAGCACACCGGCCACCCGGATCCCGGGGCGGATATACTCCAAGCTCTCGATCTGATCCACCAGATCGGCCACTCCCACAGCGGAGCAGGCATCGGACAGCACCGGGATCACCACAGCATCGCTGGCCAGGATGGCGGCCGTACAGGCTACGGACAGGTTGGGAGGACAGTCCACGATCATCACATCGTACCGGTCCACCTCCTCCAGCACCTCCCGCAGCTGCATCAGTGCGCTGTACCGGAGTGCCGCCTTGTTTTTCTCCAGATCCAGGGCCCATAGATCGTCCGAGGCGGGGAGCACATCCAGCCCCTCCACATCGGTGGGGATCAGCAGATCCTCGACCCCGGCGGCATACCCGCGCAGCAAGGATCCCAAACCGTCATACGCACCGGATGGGAGCAGGATCTGGGTGGCGTTTGCCTGTCCGTCCGCATCCACCAGCAGCACCCTCAGGCGGCAACTGGTGGCCAGCACATAGGCCAGGTTGATGGCGGTGGTGGTCTTGCCCACCCCGCCCTTGCGGTTGACGATTGCAAATGTTCTCATGGTAATTCCTCCGTTTTTTGTTCAAATGGGACCGGCACGTCCGGCAAGTCAAAAAAGTCCATCTGAGCCTTGGGCGGCCGCTTGTAGGTCTGCCGCTTCGCCGCCGGGGCGGGCTCCTCCAGCGCGCTCTCCCGGAAGCGCTGGTACTGGCCGTCAAAGACCAGATAGATCCTCCCCCGGGTGCCCTCCTTGTTTTTGGCCACCTTCAGCACCCGGCGGCTCTTGTCCGGCCTGCCGGGCTCCTCCAGGTAGAGCAGCAGGATGGCATCCGCGTCCTGCTCGATCTGCCCGGACTCTCTCAGGTCGGACATGGTGGGCTCCACCAGCTTGTCCTCCCCGGCCTTGTCCGCCCGGGAGAGCTGAGACAGGGCCACCACCAGCATCCCATGCCCGTGGGCCAGCTGCTGGAGGCCCCGGCTGATGCCGGACACCTGCTCCGTGCGGTTGGTTTTCCGGGTCTCCGGCTCCACCAGCTGGAGATAGTCGATGTACACGATCTCGTACCGCCGGGCCAGGGCGTCCGCCTGGATGTCCTGGACGCTCATGCCGCTGGCCTCGATCAGCTCCAGCTGGTGGGTCCGGATCCGGTCGGAGCAGGCGGCAAAGCGGCCCCACTCCTCCTCCGAGATCTCATTGCGCTTGATGGTGGGCATCTCGATCCCCGCCAGGTTGGCGATCAGGCGGTCGGCCAGCTTGTACTGGTTGGTCTCCAGGCTGTAAAATCCCACCCGGTGCGTCTTGGCCTGGTGATAGGCCATGGCCACCGCCAGGGCGGTCTTGCCTGCGGAGGGGTAGCCACCCAGCACCACCATGTCCCCCATCTCGGTGTATGTACCCGCGTCCAGCTTGGGCAGGCCCCAGGTCATGTAATCCACCGGCGTCCCGCTGTGCCGCTCGGAAAAGGCCAGGAGCATCTGGGCCATGTCCATGCGCTGGACGCCCCGGCGGTCCACCAGCAGCTCGTTGAGCTGGGCAATGTAGCCCCGGGCCTTGTCCATATCTTGGGTCACCTGGAGCAGGCCGCCCAGCTCGGCCACTTTGGACATCCGCGCCTGCTCCCGCATGAGAGAGGCATACTCCCAGATGTTGGACGCCGTGGGGGTGAGCTCCATGAGCTCCATCAGGTACTGGGTCCACCCGTCATCCTCCCGGCCCCCCAGCTTGCTCCGGACGGTCACCGCATCGGTGGGCTTGCCCTCGGCAAACAGCGCCCGGATCGCCTGAAACACCATGCGGCACTTGGGGGTCAGGAAGTCCTCCGGGCGGATCCGCTCCAGGGCCTGCCCCACCAGCCTGTCGTCAATGAGCAGTGAGCCCAGCACCGCCACCTGGGCGGAGAGCTTGTCCTCCTCCCGCGCTACCATGTGGCCACCTCCTCCCGGGCCACCAGGGTGGGCTGGGAGGGCTCCGACCGCCGGCCGCCGCCCTGCCGCAGGGGGAAGACAGACTTCCAGCTGTTGGTCACCGACTGGCGGATCAGCAGCAGCTTGTCCTCCCGGCGGCCCTCGCTGAGCCGGTCCAGCTCCCGCAGGAGGGATACGATCGCCCGCTTGGAGTTGATTGCCTTCTTGGCTACCCGGATCTCGATGAGGTCAGCCAGCGCCCGGTGCAGCTCCCCGTCCTCCCCGACGTAGGCCTGGAGTACCGGCTTGGCATCCTCCGCCAGATCGTATTTACTCCCTCGCCTGCCCCCTGGGGGGGCTTTAGGGGGCTTTTTCTTATCTTCTACTGTTAAGATATTCTTATTTTGTGTCGGGAAACCCGTCGGCGGTGTTTCCCGTTGACGGGTTTGACCGTTGTCGGGTTTCCCGGACAACGGTGGCGCGTCGTCCTGTATGATGTAGATATTTCCGCCGAATTTTCCGTTGCTCCCGTGGCTCTGCTCCCTGGCCAAATAGCCCACCTGCTCCAGCTCCCCCAGGATCCGGCGGAGCTTGTCCTTCCCACAGCCCGCCTTCTTGGCCAGGCCGGAGACGCTGTACTCCCAGTCCTCTGGCAGGGAGGCCATGAGGACCAGCAGCCCTCGGCTCTCCAGGCTCAGGCGCTCGTCCTGGGCCACCTCCCGGTACAGGGTGGCAAATGCTTTTTTCCGGCGGAACTGTACCGTTCCCTCACCCATACAATTTCACCCTCCCCGCCCGGGAGACAAATCCGTGGTCCAGGCTCACGCCCACTCCGTTGGTCAGGTGGATCCAGGGCTCCAGGTTGTCCGGAGCCTCCGGCCGGGTCAGGTCAATGGGCATCTGGTAATACTCCCGGACCCGGAACCCCAGGCTGCGCAGGGTGCGCGCCTGCTCCTCTGGAGACAGCCCGGCCAGACAGTCCGGATAGCCTCCGCCGTTATCGGCCAGGAACAGCAGTTCACAGCGGGCCAACACCTTCTGCCAGCTTTCTTTTAAATTTTCAGGGATCATGCAAATTCCCCCTTGTCAAACACACGTTCCCATGGTATAATACATTTGTTCTCATGGTAGACTCCCTGTCTACCGCCCCGGGTGCCGAAAGGCCCCGGGGCTTTTTTATGCCCACGGCTCGGCCTCCCGGACGGCGATCTGCCCGTCCTCCCGGATCACCGCCAGAGCCTGGGCCCCTCCGGCCAGCATCCCCCTAAAAATCCCGGGGGCCAGCTCCTCCACCCGGAGCAGCCGCGCCGGGCCGTACTGGTCCAGCAGCCGCCGGGTCACCCGGGCCGCCTCAGATAAATTGAGTGCGCGCATGATGTTAACCTCCTTATGTCTCCAGCAGTACGCTGGTCAGTTTGCCCACCAGGGACATCCGCTGGTCGATCAGCCGGTTGACGTCCTCGCAGATGATCTCCGACACATCCTTCAGCCGGTACATGGGCAGCCCCTCCCGCTTGTAGCGGACCAGGGCCCCGGGGCTGATGTTGTAGGACCAGTGGGAGTTGTGCTGTACCGCCCAGCCGAAGGGGACCCGCTCATCCTGAAGGGCCTCGTATAGGGTGGCGGTGCTGCTGCCCAGATACCGGGCCGCCGTCTCCACCGGGACGTTGTCCAGCGCCAGGATCTCCTGGTCACTGGGGATATTCAGGTTTCTGGTTCTTGGTCTCATGGTAACCTCTCTTTCTCCCCCGGCCCGGCCGGGGGCTTCTTCTTGTCCTCCTCCCCCGCCCGTGGTAAAATGTGGGCGGTAGGAAGTCTGCAAATAAAAAGTCAATAGGGAAATAAAGAAAAATTGAGGAGAGAAAAAGGGCATACCAAAAGCGGCCAGCAGGTAAAGGCCGCTGGCCGGATAGTCAGGTATGTAACAATGCGCATTACTTCTGAGGAAGAATAATCGTTGCTTTAGAGAAGTTGTCCCAGTCAAGACACTGCCCACAGCGGTCACAATAGGACTGGTACTCCCGTTCCATAGTCCTTCCGCATTGCGGGCAAACGGGAAAACCTGTCACGCCAGAGAGGTATCGAAAGCAGCGGATATGTGTAACCGGCATCGGCTCACGGAAGGCCATCTCCCTCCAAACCTCCGAGGGGATCAACAGGTCATTTGGCGTCAGTTCAAAGCCAACGCAGAGTTTTTCCAGCGTCAGGATCGTGGGCGCAGTCTTGCCTCTGGCAATGTCGCCAAAGTACCTGGAACTGAGGTCGCATCGTTCCGAGGCGGCTTCATAGCTGAGTCTTCGAGTATCACATAATTTGAGGATGGAGGTGGATAAATTGTCTAAAAACATCTTAATCGCTCTCTTTCTGTCATAAGATGCTTTTAGCGTAAATGCAGTATCGTTCCCCAACAAGGAAGGATACTTCCTTAATTTCCCTCCAGAGATGCCAGATATTCTTTTACTCTGCCATAATAGATGCGCAGGAACTTGTTGGCGCCGGCTGTCATGTAAACCAGATAGGGTTTGCCCTCGGCTCGTTTCTTGTCCATGAAACGGTATACCGGGTCATCCTGGGGCTGTGTTTTCAGCAGGCAGTCCATAACCAGGAATAAGGCGCGGCGCAACTCCGGCGGCCCGCTTTTGGAAACCCTCGTACTTTTGGCCTCGTGAGTGCCGGACTAGTCAGCGCCAGGGTCAACACCCGCGAAAGCGGTAATGGCGTTTCGGTGGGTAAACCGGGTCACATCACCAAGCTCCGCCATGAGCTGAGGGCCGAGAGAATCACCTACGCCGTGCATGGCCATGACGACGGGATATTCCGGGAGCTGTGCTGCCAGGGTGCGCATTTCAGCCTTGAGCCGTCCCAGAGAGGCAGAGACAGCGTTCAGCGCATCAATGGCCTGCCGGACCATAGTTTTGGTCAGGGCGTCCCTGGGGAGCATGGCGATCAAGTCCTGTGCTCCAGCATGGACCTCAACGGCTTTGCTCTGGCTGAAGTTGTAGCCATGCCGTTTACACCACTTGCGGTAACGCTCGGCAAAGGCAGCGAGGCTCATGTTCCGCACACAGTCCACATGCCAAAAGGCCGTAGCAAAGTCCACCCACTTTTGGCTTCCGTCCTCACGGACAGGGCTGTCAAATAGGGCGTTGACGCCGGGATAGGTCTGGTCAAGAAGGGCGATGAGGTTGTTTTTCATCATCGTCTTAGTCTTAGCGTATAGACTCTGCTGCCGGTTCAGCGTTTTCAGTTGCATTCGAATCGTATCCATGGGTGTATGTTGGCGCAATTCTGCCCAGTTGTTTGCATGGCTCTTGGCGGCTCTGCCGCTTAGAGACATGGCATCCCCCTTGTGGGGACAAGCCCATAGCGGGCGATCTTCCGGGCATCTGCCTTGTCTGTTTTCACTTTTCGCAGGGTGTTGTTTCCATAGTCCTTGATAAGCTTCGGATTGACTGCGCTGACAAAGACGCCCTCTTCATGAAGAAAACGAGCTACTGGCTCATAGTACCGTCCGGTGTGCTCCATGACTACCCGTGTCTCACCGTCCAGACTTTTCAAGTAGTCTGCCAGTTCCTTGAGTTCACCGCCGGTGTGACCAACAGAAAATGGTTTTGCCACCACTTCTCCAAAAGGACGGAGGACAGACACCATGCTCTTTCCTTTGGAAACATCGATCCCTGCAACATTATTCAT